GTGTTTGTTGACGGTGACTCGAATTACATTAATGGTAAACAATACACCCGTTCGTTCATCCATGAAGCAAAGGACGCGCAGAAATTCATAAACTATGTGGGTTCAGAGATTGCAGCGGAGATTAAAAACCGTAGACGTGAACAATGGTTAGGCACACCTGACAATATCGTAGGTAATGAGCAAGTGTGGCGTAACCCTGAGCTACAGGCGGGTATTCTTACAGCGAAACCCGACCCAAAAACAGGGGCTTTGCCGCAAAAAATGCCAGCATGGGAACTATCCCCTACCCTTTTGCAACAATTCCAACGTGGTTCGCAAGACATGCGCGAAATATTGGGTTTCTCTGAAAATGAGGCGCTCCAAGGTCATGACATGTCAGGAAAAGCAAGACGTGAGCGCAAAATGGAGGGGTCAATGTCCGCTTATGTTTGGTTTGATAACTTAAACCAGGCAGTGGAACAAGGCGGACGAGTAGTAAATGACCTGTTACCCATCATTGCCGGAGAGCATGAGCGACATATGATTGTTTCTAAAGCTGATGGCAGGTCAGAGCCTATTACATTAAACAAGGTGACAGGACAAACCGAAGATGGTGAACCAATACGAGATAACGTACTTGATACAGGTGATTATGATGTTGAAATAGATACAGGGCCGAGCTTTGCGGTTCAAAAAGACATTGCACTTGAGTTTTTCCAGCAGACAATACAGGCTAATCCTCAAACCTTCCCACTCATTGCGGATTTATGGGCTAAGAATCTTGACGTACAGTTTATGCCACAGATTGCTTCCCGCTTTAAATCTCTGGTTCCACCTCAGATTATTGCCGAAGAGGAAGGCAAGCAATTACCACCTCAACCGCCAAGCCCTCAAGAACAGATGATGCAGCAGCAAATGAAACAGCAGCAGCAACAAATGATGATGAACGAGCAAAAAATGCATCTTGAAGAACAGCAACTCATGGAGCGTGCCGAAGAGTTGAAGATTCGAAAAGAAAAACATTTGCTTGAACAGGCTGAAATGATAACGAAGTCCCAAGAGATGGCCGACAAACGACACCTTGAACGCCAAAAACTAGGGCTTGAGAATCGCAAGGTTGAACTGGACTATAACAAAGCAGACCAAGACTTTAGCGCTAAATTGGCTCAAGTTTTGTCGAGCATTCACAAAGCATCGCCTAAAGAAAGATAAAAACCTTTATGTAGCGGGTCAAATTAGCCCGCTATTGAATTATCTCTGATAACCCCTGGTAAATCCTGATAATCCACTTATTCGTATAGTTTTAAGTATTCTATGGCTGAATTTAGGATTTCTATGGAATCTTTGAACTTACCTAATGCGATATTGCATTGCGTGCAAAGCAGTCCCCTTATTTTTTTAGTTTCGTGACAATGGTCTACGCAAAGCTCTCTATTTGATTTTGTTTTTGGTAAAAAATAAGATTCTTTGTTTTTGCATATGGCGCAAACGCCTTTTTGCTGCTTAAGTAATTCCCTAAAATATTCATCCGTTATGCGATATCTATCGCGCCTTTTAAAGTCCCTCCTGCATTGCCTGCATCGATATGTGTTTTGGCTTTTTACAAACCATGCATCTTTTTCAGTTAATTCACCATGAACTTTACATGTCTTAACAATCATAATTTTTCCTAAAAAGGTACATTGTACCACATTAGGTCGTACATATGGGGTACAACGCTTTTCTATGAAGCCTATACTATTAACTATCGAGGAAAGGATTTCCTCTGGGTCTCAGGCCAACCGAATGGTCTAGGGCATGTAAATGTCGATATGGAGATAGAGAAGTCATGGACGAAGACCAAAACGAACAAGCCGAAGCGTTGAGTGGCGATAATGAAGATGTTGAGAATGGCGGTGTTGGGTCAGGTGATGCCGAAGAACAGGGTGTTCAGGACGACCAGGGACTAGCACAAGAGGACGACCCCATAAGCGTAAAGAAGCGTTTGGGAATGCAGGCCAAGAAACACGCCAGGGAAATGCGCCAGTTACATGAGCGTTTAACGCACATGCAATCGGTGATGGCGGACAGCGCCAATCCTCATCATCAACAAACCGCTTACGAATCACCAGGGCAGCCTAGCTCTCCAGGTGTTAACGAAGAGGAACGCATACAGAAAGCAGTACGCATGGCTCTTGGAATGAGGGAACACGAAGAGCGCCAAGCTAAAGAGGCACAAAGTCATGCCCATGTTCAAAAGCAATATCAGCGTTTGAATGATGAGTTTGACCGTGCCTCTGACAAGTACGAGGATTTTGACGATGTTGTAAGAGAGGGCGACGCTCCTTTTACAGACGCAGTGCGGGACGCGCTATTACTCGTTGAAAACCCAGCCGAAGTTGCTTACCGCTTAGGTAAAAATCGTTCTGAGTTGCAAAGAATCTCTAAACTCCATCCCCTAGACCAGGCGAGGGAAGTGAACAAATTGTCGTTTTCTTTAATGGGAAACAATGGGACAAAGCAATCGGGAAGCCGTTCTGCTCCATTAGGAACCGTCAGAGCAAACCCAATCGCTTCTCAAGCCGTTTCGGATAAGACTCCGCCCTCTGTTATCAGGGCGCGGATGAAGGCTGGTACATGGAAGTGATGTAGGGTTTTAAGGATTAAAATTCAATGAGACCCTTGTCAGTCTGTGTGCCCATTTAAAGGATTAAATGGAGACCCAGGATGGCTAACCAATTTATTACTACTGACCTAGTCAGTAACACTGCGTTGGCAATGTTTGCCAACAATGCACCGTTTGTAATGACGGCTTCTCGTATTTACCAAGATGACTTCGTGTCTTCTGGTTATAAGATTGGCGATACATTACAAGTTCGTAGACAAAACCATTTCATCGTTGGTGATGGTAGTGTCGCAACTCCACAGTCAATCATAGAAACTGTTGAGACAATTGTTATTGCGCATCAATACCATGCGTTGATTGCTTATACAATCCAAGATTTGTCTTTGCGTATTGAGGACTTTTCACGTCTGTTTATTGCTCCTGCAATCCAGGAAGTAATTACCCAGATGGAAAAAGACATTGCGCAAGCTGCTGAACAAGAGCTTAACTTCTTTACTGGTACTGCTGGTGTTGCTATTAACTCGTTCACCACTGTAGATACTGCTGGTGCTAAATTGCTTGAGCAGGGCGTAAATATCGCGTCTGATGCTTACATGGCAATGACTGTACGAGATGGTTCTAGCTTGAAAGGTGCGCTGTTAAATAACTTCACTCCAGTATTTAACGAAGACATCGTTCGTTCTTCTGCAATTGGTCACTTGTCCTATTTCGACATTTTCCAATCTCAGAATATCAAATATCACATCGCGGGAGCCGGCCCACGCCTGTATTCTTCTGATGCGCTGTTGGTTAACGGTGCCGTGGCTTCTGGCAACACAATCCTTATGGATGGTGCGACAATATCTATTGCTGATTACTTCGTTGTAGGGGACGTATTCTCTATTGAAGGTGTTCAGTCTGTTAACCCTGTAGGTCGTGCTGCTACTGGCCAAGATATGCAGTTCGTAGTTACGGCTAATGCAAGCTCTGATGGTGCTGGTAACTTATCTGTACAAGTTGCTCCTATCATTATCTCTGATACTCAAAACCCAAACAGAAACGTAAGCAATCCTATCCCAAATAACGCTCCTGTTACTTTGGTTGGTTCTTACAACTGTAACGTAGCTTACCCAAGTCGTGGTTTGGATATCGTTTGTCCGCCCCTTTACAAACTGCAAGTTCCTTATGCGTCTGTAGCGGTTGACCCTGAAACTGGCTTATCACTTGCGGTAACGCAAACTGGTGACATTTTAGGCTACCAAAACTATATGCGTATTGACTTACTTTGTGGCTTCAAATGGCACGCGCAGTACGCAGTTAAAGTACTGTCTTAAAGGAGAACACCCGATGCTAACTTGTGTCTTTCACCCAATCGATGCCATGCGAGTGGTCGAAGAAGATGAAGCGGAACGCCTGAGAGCAACGGGTGTTTGGTTTGACAGTCCAGCCGAAGCGAAAGCATATCGCATCAAAGTTGAGACTGACATTAAAAAGGAAAAGGCCGACAAAGCGAAAGCCGAAGCTGCCAAGGACAAACAAAAGGAGAAATCCAAATGAAAGACAACAAAATGGTTCAATCTAACAATGCATTCGTTAGAAAAGAGCAAGCCAAAATGAAAACTCGTATGGGTAATCGTCCAGGCGCACCTAAAGAAATGTTGGAATTTAATGCCTTTATGAGCAATGACGGTGAGAAAGCGCAAGCTGCTGGCCGTAAATTGTGCGCGGGTTTAGATGATGCGTTTCCTTTGAAATAAGTTGATTCAATCGACATGTCCTAGTGATGTGTCGATTTTACTCGCTTTTTTCATCATAAGGAGGTCGCCATGTCCCAAGTCGTAAAGACGGTCAACGAGTTAATTACGAACTCTCTTTACCTGCTTGGTGAATTGGGAACGAATGAAACTCCTGATTCGTTTATGCTTTCTACTGGCCTTGAATTAATCAATGAAATTCTGGCTATGTATGATGCAGACAGTATTTATATACCCTATTTAACTACCGTTACCTTCAACATGGTCGTAGCGCAGCGTACCTATTCGCTCTCAGATATGGTTCCAGCAGACGTTGTTACCAACCGAGTTGTAGACCTAAGCATGGCCAATTATACCGTGCCAAGCGCTGGTCAGGGCATTATTTACCCTCTGCAAATTATAAACAAAGCACAATACTACGGAGTTACCCGTTTAACCCCGCTTAATACCCGTCCAGGATTTATCTTTTTAGATAAGCAAGCAGACGAAAGTTTTATTACGCTCTATCCATCACCAGACCAACCCTACCCATGCGAACTACAAGTTAAAAGCATGATAAATAGTGTGACTGCAAACGGTAACTTAGGGCAGATGCCGCCTTTTTACTACGGATTATTAAAATTCACTTTAAGCCGAAGATTCCTTGCGTATTACCCATCGGGTAACTGGCCCCAACAAAATGAGGACACTTATCAGGAATACATGAACATCATTAAAAATGCCAACGAAACGGATTTAACCATCAGGCCATCTGCAATATTAAGCAGACCTGAGCCGTTCTACTGGCAAAATATATTGGCGTACTAATTATGGCTAATAATGATGCAAAAGATTATGACATAGTAGGCAGTTACGATAACCAACGTGTGAGTACAATCAATGCGGAACGCACTGTTAACATGTTTGAATATCTTGACCCGCAAGGTAAAAGACCTAAGTCAATGCTTCCAACAGCAGGTCTTGTGGACACAATGCTCCCTTTTGGCGCTGAAACTGGCGGTGCAAGACAAACTTTTGTATTTGACGGTGCCATTTACCAAGTATATGGAACTTCTGTATATCGAACTACAGGCACCACAGGCAATCTTGTTAATACTCTTATCGGAACTATTGGAACAAGTGCTGGATATGTAGGGATTGACGCAAACACTTTTCAGGTAATTTTTGTTGATGGTCAAGCGGGGTATATTTGGGACACTAATGCAAGTACCTTTGAACCAATTACCGATACCGGATTTCCGGCAGCCCCTATTGATGTATGCTATTTAGATGGATTTTTTGTTGTCGCTCATGGTGGAACAAATGAGTTTCAACTAAGTTCATACAACCAAGGGATGGTTTGGAGTGGCGCACAAGCTACATTCACAGCAGATTCTACAACTGACATACTCACATTAAGCATTAGCAATGCCAACTTTGCAACAGGCGTTCCCGTTACTTTTACAACAACAGGAACCTTGCCAGCACCGTTGGCAGTTGGACCGCCCCAAACCTATTATGTGATAAGAATTGGATTGGCTGGGCAAAACCCAGGGACAATTAAGCTTGCCACAAGCTATGCCAATGCCATTGCGGGAACCGCAATTGATTTAACCACTAATGGTGCGCCAACCAATACAATTAGTGTTTTTGGTCAAGTGCAATTAGGGCAAATTACCTCTCATCCAGGAACAATTGTTGCCTGTAGAACCCTTCACAGACGTATATTTTTCTTTTCTCAAAACTATACGGAAGTGTGGGAAAACGCAGGTGTTGGCACAAATTTACCTTTTAGACGCAACAACTCACTCCTTATGGAAGTGGGAACACCCGCCATTGGCAGTGTTGCCGTAGGGTTTGACCGTATGTTCTTTTTAGCCCAAGACAAGGATGGCCTTGCAGGGGTGATGGAAGTACGGGGAACTGAATCTATACCCGTGAGCAACAGAGCTTTGGACTATCAACTTGCTCAATATGCAGCAACCACGGGCGTTGATGATGCGCGAGGCATTTTAATTAAAGAGAACGGCCTTATATTTTATCGACTCAACTTTACAACCTCAAACCATACATTTGTATTAAATGTATCCATGAGTACACAAGAGTCGCCTAAATGGCATGAAGAAGAGGTGTTAAATGGCGATAGACACCCCGCCCAAACTCACGCTTATTATGATGGTGTTAATTATTACGGCTCTTACAATTCACCAATATTTTATAGGGTAGATGACCGAATATCTGCCAATGCAGGTGAGGCAATTAGACGCATGAGAATTGGGCGTCAAATGACACCTGAGGGATATACTCGCCTAAGAATTGACCGATTCCAGCTTGATGTACTGCAAGGCGCTGAACAACTTTTGGATATTACCTCATCGTTTACAGCGAATGCCACTACCGACATTATTACCATTGCAGAATTACAAGAGTTTTGGCAAACAGGTGAAGCAGTTCGACTTGACAGTAATGGAGCATTACCCGCGCCTCTTGCAAAAAATACAACTTATTTCATCATCCGATTAAATGCAGGAATTCCCGCAACTATCCGGCTTGCACTAACTCAGCAAGATGCCCTGGATGGTATATCCATTGATATAACAACGGCAGGAAGTGGTGTAAACACCATCCGACTTGTGCCTGCAGTCATTAATGAAGAATCACCAGTAATCTTTTTATCTATATCAAAAGATGGTGGACAAACCTATGGAAATTTGACCAAAGCACCAATGGGCGCAATAGGCGAACGAACTTTTAGAAGTGTATGGAGAAAACTAGGTACAACCCCTAGAGGACAAGGGTATACCCCAAAAATTGAGTTCTTTAATAAAACTCCTTTTGTGGTATTGGGTGCAGCATGGGTATTTGAGCAATTACCGGAGTAATACATGGCGCGTAATTTTGATAATTTCCCAACCTATGACCCATTAACAAAAGATGGTGATTATTTAAGTGGTGTTTGGTCAGATTTCATGGCAACGTTTGTTGAAACGTTGCAGGGTTATTTGACGCAAAATGGGATTCAATTCCCAAGAATTACTACGGCAGAACGTAATGCATTACAGAACGTGCAAAATGGATTTGCAATTTATAACACGACTTTAAACAAGTTCCAGGGCTACGAAAATGGCGCTTGGGTTAACTTCGTATAGACAAGGATAAATGACTATGGCTTTTGACTCTAGCATGTTTGGAAGTGGCCTTGGCGGCCTATTGGGTGGCATGTTTGGCAATTCCGGCAAGCCTTACGACAAAGCCATGGAAGAGTACCAAAAATACATGCAAATGGTACAGGGCGTACAACAACCCTACTTTGACGCAGGTAAAGAAGGTCTTGGAAATTATCAGGAATGGCTAAAAGGCCAGAAAGACCCAGGCGGATTTATTAATAATCTAATGGGTCAATACCAGCAAAGCCCGTATAATTCTTATTTACAGGGTCAAGCACAAAATGCGGGTATCAATGCGGGTTCTGCCAATGGAACAATGGGAAGCTCGGCATTAATGCAGCAAATGCAGCAAAATGCGGGCAATATTTCTCAGCAAGGTATGGACTCCTGGCTGCAAAATGCGCTTGGGATTAATAGCCAATATGGACAAGGCCAACAGAATTTAATGCAAGGTGGCCAAGGGGCTGCAAACTCATTAATGAATATGTACTCTAATATGGGTAACAAGATGGGCGATGCAGCTTATGGCAAAGAAGCCGGAAAGCAAAATGACTGGTGGAATATGCTTGGCGGAGTTGGCGGCATTATTGGCAGCTTTTTATAAGGATATAAGACATGGCACTACCATTACCAAGAGTAATCCCTGACGTTGGCCCAGGTGGCGGTCTTGTTACTGCTATGGGCGGAATAAATAAACTCAGCAATGAAATGATTTTGCGTAAAATTAACGATATTAAGAAGCAATACGCACCTTTGACAACGCAAGCGGAAGCTGCTAGCAAGCTAGCCTACGCTAACCTAATGGGGCCACAATTTCTTGCCAAACTCCTAGGTAATGACTCAGCTATTGCCAATATGGGCAGCGACCAAGCAAAAAAAGCCTTACAACAGGCAGTTAATGCGGGCATGGGTGGCGGAAATGCCAATAATATCTTTGCGCAAATGCAGCAACAAAACCAAGGCCCAGGGCAGAAACTTGGTAACTCATTGTCTAATTTCTTCGCTGACAAACTTAAAGGTGTGTTCGGTGGTGGACAAGGTCAACCTGGAATGGGACAAATGCCAGGACAAGGACAACCACAACAAGCACCACAACAGCAACCAATGCAGATGCCAAATGATGCTGTGCAGCAATCGGCACCAATGGCACCACCAATGGGTAACCGTCCTAAAGATGGTGTAACCCTTGAAGGCGAACAATGGTACAACGCGAAAGGCGAACCTGTTTACGAAGAAGATGTGAATACCCCTGATGGTTCAATGAAACTTGAACTGACAAAGGGCATTCCACCCAAAACCTATGCGCAAAACACAGGTGAGTACAAAGGAACCGTTAAGCAACTTGAAAAAGAAGGCGAGTACCGTGCTGCTGCATTAAAACAAATTGGTGAAAGTCAGCTTGGCTTGAGCAATTCCGGTGCGGTTTTGGATAGGATGACAGGGATTATTAAAAACCCTGTTTTTGCGAACATGCGTAATAAAATACCTGGCTTCCAAAACAAGCAACTTGATTACCTCAAAGTTATGGGTACACCCGAAGAGAAAGAGCTTATCGGTGACTTTCTGTCTACTGGTGAGAGCTTTATTGCTTCTACTGTACAAGGCTTTAGCGGTAAACCATTAGTGCGTGAATTTGATTTGGCACAACGCCAAAAGATTACGCCTCACGATACGGTTGAATCGGCCATTGGAAAACTTCAATCTGCTACGGCACTTCATGACATTGCAGAACAAAAGAACCAAATCGTCTCTGAATTATTGCAAAAAGGCTATAACGAAGCTGATGCGGTAAAGCAAGCAAACAAAATGGTTGATGTTGGTGCAATTGAAAAGGCTACCAAAGAGCGCTTGCAAAGGAAAATCCAGGTTAGAAATAGCAAAACTGGCGTAACCAAGATGGTAACTCTTGAAGAGGCTCGAAAAATGGGGGTTCCAAATGTCTGATTGGGAAGTCGTAACAGAGGCACCACCACAAAGCCAAGGCGCAGCCATGCAGTCTGATTGGAGTGAGGTACCTCAAGAAGACAGCCAGGAAAGCGCTTGGAAAAGAATACCAAGAGACGTTCTAATTGGTCTAACTCATGCAGGTAGAAATCTTCATAACCTACCGCATGACTTAGCAGCTTTGGGCGAATGGCCTATAGAGAAGTTAAGAGGAAAGCAATTTGAACACCCATTGTCTTCATACCTTCCCAATGACACGGCAAATTATGCTGATGTTTGGGGTCAAAAAGGTGCGGGAACCACATTGGATAATGTGCTGCAAAAAGGCATTGAAATCGCCCCTGATGTGATTGGTGGCGTTAATGCGTTGCGTAGTTTGAAGTTACTGCCACACCTTACACGCAAGGGCGCAAGCAAGAACATTGTTAAAGCCCGTGAATTGGGCAAAACCAGGAATATGGGGCCATTGAAAGTTAACCCAGGCCTGATTGAAGACACAAGACAGTTCTTGCCTAATACGACTCCTTACCGTAACTTGATTGATGATGCAGGTTATGGGGACTATAACAAATTATTTTCCCTACAATCAGACCTTGGTAAACATGCTGGCGGAATGTCAAAAGACTGGTTCTCTAAAGCAAATCGTGCGCATGGGCGAGCGGGTCTTGAGGTTAGGGGAAACATTCTTAATGAGATGAAAAACTCAATGAGACAACAAGGTCATGGCGATATTGCAGACTTACTGACAAAAGGCCAAGATGAATATCGAAGATATATGAAATTTAAGCCCTACAGAAATGCGTTAATGGCTGCTGGTGCTGCGTACTCGTTACCTAGAAACGTATTGATTGACCTAGTTAAGAAGATGGCGACCATGAGCAAAGACTAAAAGTCGATGTCTTTTGTGATGAACATTTGAATGACGTTATAGGCTAGGAATCCAAACAGCAATAAACTAATCATAGAAGTCCGATTGGTTAACAAAAATACATTATAGTATTTATAGTGGATAAAAAACAAGCATTATTTATATTAATGAAAATGCTTTAGAATAAGTAATAATTTCACAAGGAATGTGAATATGACAATAAGTTACTTGCTGGCACCTACTCCAAAGTGGGTGATTATAGATAATAGCGGTGGTGTTGCTGGCGGAGCTAAGCTATACACCTATCGGTCTTTAAATAAGACAGAAAAGAAAACTGTTTACCAAGACCCAGCAGGGACAATTCCTTGGACTAACCCTATTCTTTTTGACCTAAACGGCACGCAAGGCCCATTTTATTGGGCGGTTGATAGTGATGACCTGGCCGATACTTATTATTTAGAAGCGTATGATTCCCAAAATAATTTGCTTTGGACTGTAGACGACTTCTACCCACCTGGCAGTGGTGGCGGGGGAATCGTTACAAGCTATATTCCCATTGTAAACTACATTACAAATAACCAGTTCATCAACCATATAGATGATATAGCGGGTAGTATTTTGCCTAATCTCTCATTGGCAACGAACCTTGTTATTGCTCCATCAAACCATAAAGGGTTCACGCCAGCAACAAGCTTGCCAGTGGTTGGAACTAATGGAACACTTGGCCCTGATATTCGCTTTGTCAAAAGCAATAACAATGCTGCTGATAATATCTTTTTCCCCTTGTTCCCTTTAGCAAGTTATCCGCTAACAGGTGACGTGACGCCCGTGGATTATGTGCGCTACCAGTGTACGAATAGCCCAGCAGGTGAAACATACAAATCATTTCAGTTTCCTATAACACAAAAGGTTAAGAATCTATCTAACCAATCGATGACCTTTGGATTTTGGGCAGCAGTCGCAGCAACGCCCGCTGATATAAACATTTATGTACGGCAGTATTTTGGCTCAGGAACCGCAGCCAGTGCGGAAGTAAGGACATTAATTGGTACGGCAAGTCTTACCACCACATGGACTTGGTTCCCGTTTAACTTTGCCATCCCGTCTGTTGCGGGTAAATCACTAGGCACGCCAGGGCAAACCACTAACGATGATGCGCTTTACATTCAAATTGAAATGCCATTAGGCATTCCTTGTGACGTTTATTTCATTAAGCCCGCATTGTTCTTGGGTGATATTGACCCAGAGCTTGAGTTTGATTCCTATGACCAAATTGATTCTATTAATACGACCCCACGAACTGGTGATGTTAGACCAGGGTATTTAATTACCGCACCTGGTGGCTGGGTTCCTATGAATGACGGCTCAATTGGTAATGTGGGTTCGGGTGCCACAACTCGCGCAAACCAAGACACATTCCAGCTTTATAAAACAGTCTATGACGCAGTAATCGACACTTGGGCGCCCGTTTCAGGCGGACGAACTGGTAGTGCGACCAATGACTTTATAGCCGGAAAGACCCTAACTTTACCCAGGGCATTAGGTCGAGTACTGGCCGAATCTGGAGCAGGTGCAGGATTAACGGCAACAGCGCTTGGACAATGGAGTGGTGCCGAGGATTACAATACAACTCTTGTTGCAGCCAACCTTCCGCCTCACGTCCATACCTATACCTTTACTACTGTAGGCGCAGGATTTGGGTTTGGATTTGCCCAAGGAACTAACTTAACTACCGCAGCGGGCAATACAGGTGCTGGCCCTGGAACTTCAACTGCTTTCGCTACCTCTGCGATGCAGCCATCCACATACATGAATTTTTATATAAAACTTTAACAAGGAGAAAAACAAATGGCCGTACAACTATGTCTTATACAACCATTAGACCCAAATGCTTACACGGGACCAACCCGTGTTATGTCTGGCGTGGCTCGCACAGGAAGTGCGACACCCGATTCATATTATGGCCCTAATGGTTCAGTCGAATTCGCTCGCTGGCTTTATGTCGGTGTGCAAGGTGACGTTTCCTATACGAAGTGGGACGGCACGGAACAGACTCTTGTCGGATTGGCTGCTGGCGTATGGCACCCTGTTTTCTCTATTAGAATAAACAGCGCAGGTACAACAGCTACCGATTTGGTATGGGGAAGTTAGCTAACTTCAAAGGGTAATATTACTAATCAAAAAGGAATTTAAAATGACTACACACTTTTCACAAACTGTTTTTTCGCCTTGGTTAACACCTGTGCGCTTGGCATCTACGTCTAACATTGCAGGAACATATAGCAACGGCCCTAGCAATAACGGTGTTGGCGCGACTTTAACAATCGCGGCTTCTTCTTTGACTATTGATAGCGTTGCAGTTGCCGTTGGCGACCGTGTATTGCTTCAAACTCAAACAAACACCTACGAACAAGGTGTGTACGTGGTTCGTGCAATCGCTTCAAACGTAATCCTTGAACGTTCAGATGACCAACAAGTCATTGAACAAATGAAAGCTGGTCAATATGTAGCTGTTGGTGCGGGTTCCGTTCATGCTGGTAACTTCTACACGCTTGTCGAACCATTACCACAATTCATTGGTATCAGTGCCATTGTATGGAACGCAGACCCATCTGCCGGAGGTGTTACATTTTCTGGAGGCGCGTCTACTGCGAACGCTTTGGCTGTCTTTTCTGATACGGCAGGAAACCTTAAAGAGGCATCTACAACAACCACATTGGGCCAAGCGTTAAACATTACAGGCGCATTGGGTGTAGCTGGTGGAGCAACTGTATCTACAGGTAACTTAGATGTTTCTGCGGGAACAATTACTGCTTCTGGCGCAATTACTTCTACTGCTGGAAACATTACCTCCGGTTCAAGTGGTGACGCTGGTACGTTTATTGCGTTCCCTGCCACTGCTGCTAACGGCACAATGATTATCGCGGCTGGTAATGCTGGCGGTGCGTTTAATACCACTATCACAAGTGGCACTATCGGTCAGTCTACTGTTTACACAGTGCCTGATATCGGTGCGGCTACTGGTGGAGTTGTAGTTTCTACTGCTGCGGTTCGTATGAAATCGGTAGCTGGTGCTGCTGCTGCGGGCGGTGCTGCCGCTCAGTCATTCACTGATGCTTTCTGTACTTCTGGAAGTAACGTTGTCGGTAACTGGAACACTCAAGCAAACGCTGTGTCTGTTTTAAAAATTGTTCCCGGAAACGGTTCTTTCGTAGTAACAAGCTCGGGTGATGCTGGTGTTGGTACATTCAACTACATCATCATGAAGTAATTGAGTTGGGGGGGGGCTTCGGCTCCCCTCTTATTAAAAGGAATTATTATGCAAGGTGCATATGGTGGATTAATCATTGTCATTGCTTATGGGATGGGCCAGGGAATTTTAGAAGACTATTTTCTATGGCTTGATACCACACCGTTCACACTATTAAGTGGCGAGCGATTAACATTATTGTAAGGGATTACAAGCATGTCTAAAAATATATTGCAGGTCTATCAAGACAACCCTATTGTAACGAATCAATCAACGGATTTGATGTATTTTGGTCGCGCACCTTATGGGCTTGGCGATGACACTGCAATGCAGTTTTCAGACTTTGCAACCCAATTTGGTGCCTCTTACACGCCTTCCCCATTGACCAAAGTGGATGATGCCAACGTTACAGTGACACTAACAGGCACGCCCGCAACAGCGTTACTTCAATCCGTCACTATGACTCTTGGCTGGACTGGACTCCTTGCCATCGCCAGAGGGGGTACAGGTGTTGGTTCTGTAACAATCGTACCCACCGCGACCGCTTTTGCGGGTTGGGACGCTAACAGCAATCTTTCAGCTAACAACTTCCTGGCCGGAACTGCTTTAGTTACCAATAGCGGGGGTACAACCATATTGACCGTGGCAAGCGCGGGTCAACAAATATTTAGCGGGGGAACTTTCCAAACTGTGCAAATGCCAGTCGTTGCAACTCTTGCAACAGGTCAATCCTACCGATTAATTAATGATTCAAGCAATGCGTTGTTTGTGGTTTCGTCTGGCTCAAATGCGATTGTCACCATGCAGCCATTAACTCAAGCACTCCTTACTTATAATGGGGTCGCTGGCACGGCTGCTGCGTCTTGGGACGTTCAATACACTTCAAACACAATTGGTGTTCAATCTATAACGGGAACGCTTAACAGAATTACATCAACAGGTGGAACAACTCCTGTAATTGACATTGATGCGACCTATATTGGGCAAACTTCCATAACAACGCTTGGGACTATTACAACGGGTATATGGGAAGGAACAGACGTTGGCATTGCTTATGGTGGTACTGGCGTTTCATCCGTCACCACAGCCCCAACAGCCATTGCCTTTGCTGGATGGGATGCAAGCTTAAACATGTCTGCTAATAACTTCCTTGGCGGCTTTGCGACAACCGTTTCAGCAGCCGGAACAACCACGCTCACAGTAGCCAGTGCTTACAACCAAGAGATAACCGGAGCCACAACCCAGACCGTACAGATGCCAGTTACAAGCACTTTGGTTGCTGGTCATCCATTTAAAATAATCAATAACTCAAGTGGTGCAGTTACCCTTAATTCATCCGGTGGTAATGCCATTCTGGTGATGGCCGCGAATACCGTGGCTTTTGTAACCTGCGTTCTTGCAAGTGGCACGACTGCCGCATCATGGAATGCAAGCTATGTGTTTGATAATGGAGCCGCGGTATTATCGATAACTGGAACTGCTAATCAGGTCATTGCATCAGCCAGCACTGGAGCTGTTACGCTAAGCTTGCCTCAGAGCATTGCAACAACCAGTGATGTGACTTTTGGGAGCGTTGCATTCAGTCCAAATACAAAAGGTATTGTTGGAACGCCAACAAATGATAGCGCAGGTACGGGCTATGTTGGAGAGGTTGTATCAAGTAGCGTGGCATTTGCATCGCGCGTAAGTTTGGCTAATGGTGTTGCAGCCAATATAACATCAATCAGTTTGACAGCTGGTGATTGGGATGTTTACGGAAATGTGGTATTTACCCCAGCCGTTGGCACAGTGCTTCTTTATAATACTGTATGGACATCTGTAACCAGTGCCACGCTTCCTGATAATTCAAATTATTCGGGCGATACTTACGGTGCAGGGCTAACAGCCGCAGCAACATATGCTGGTTATGATGCTCCGGTCATAAGGTTATCTTTAAGCGGCACGACAACAGTATATTTATCTTGCCAGGCCGGATTTACAACAAGCGTAAATGCGGCATGTGGTAACATACTTGCAAGAAGAAGAAGATAAAATTAACAATAAGGATTTATTATGCTTGATATTTTAAAAAAAAGAATTGAAGAACTGAAATCTATAGCTATTGATGGTGAAGAAAGTGGGTATAGATTGATTGAAGCTCTATTGATATTAAAACTTTATGAGACTCATTTATCACAAGAAAAAGATAAATGTGCTTATCTTTATGACTATTAGACTGAGTGTAAATTAAATGACAAAAATGACAATTGTAGATGTTTGTTCCATGGTATATCCAGGTCAATATGAATTAAAAAATATAGCTTTTGGCCAAGATAGTGATAGCCCAATTTTTATTACCAAATGGACTGTACCAAATATTCAAGAACCAACAGCTCAAGAGCTTGAGGCAATGATTCCAGACTTACAATCTCAGTTTGATTTATTGTTCTTTGTGAATGTTGGGCAGCCTCAATTAATGCCGTTACTGGATATTGTGGCACAAGAAAGGAAATATAATTCTGCTATATCCTGTGCGAGTTATGTAAGCTCAACAATACCTGAATGGAAGGCCGAGGCAGATGCTTTTGTCTCATGGAGAGATTCAGTTTTTACCTATACAATTTCTCAGGTTCAGTTAATGAAATCAGGGCAACGTTCCGTTCCTACATTTGAAGAATTTAAAACTGAATTACCAGCGATGGTTTGGCCTAATTAATTTTAACAATAAGGAGTTTAAAAGATGAATCGTGAAACACTTCAAGCGCGTGTTGTATTGTTGCAACAAAACGTACAGATACAAGCGCAGCAATTAGAATCACAAGCCGATAACTTAAAGATATTGCGCGGCCATTTAGCCGAAACGCAACACTGGTTAAATCAGTTTGATGCAGAAGTAGAAGCATAAACAGAAGCAAGCGAAGAAGTCGCAAGTGAGCCTGTACCGGAACAAGAAGCAGCCTAACTTCTAGGGCGCAATAAGTTCGTACCCACGGCTTTTGCGCCTCTTCATCATTCCTTCAATCGTTTTTTTCGCTTCTTCTTCGGAACACAGTGAAATGCTCTTTTGACCACCGCGATTTGAATTGCAGCTACCCCAATGGTAATCGAGGACAATATTAGTAAATCCATTTTGTTTGACTGTTATTTGATAGAATCGGTCTTTAGCGCGGTTTATCCATTGGTAAGTCAGCATAGGTATTCAACATCTCATCTAAAGTTTGTTTGATTTCTGTATATTCCTCTTCGTCCATAAAGAAAGTTGGGTCTTGAACATCCAGCTCATGACCATCAACGTAAAAACGCAATGTATTCTCGCTTAAAAAATTTGCATCATACGAAAAATGGATCTTGCGCGCAAGTATAGGAGTGAAAACTCTGAGTTCCTACTCCGATACTTCTTGCAATATTTGTGCTAGCTGAACATCTAGGGCTACATTATCAGGGGTTAAACAGCCCTTATTCATTTCACGAACAAGGTGAACCAAAAACATATAAGCTCTTTGGATTGCTTCGGGATTACGGGTTTTAACGCTGCGTTCCATATTGTCCAGGAACTTGTGGACGTTCTTTAATTCTCTAAGAACGCCCAGCCTCATTTTATTGATGTCCTTCATCTGCTAAGGTATGGCAAATCATCAAATATAATTGGCCCACATTCAGGATTTTGGGTGTACTGCTCTGCAAACTCTTTCTGAGACATTGTTTTAAGCTGAGCCACATTTACAACTGCATTGCAGTTACAGCATATACTCTGAAATGGATTAATTTTGTGCCATTCATGCTTGCATTCCATTGTCATTAATTTGCTCCTTAACTTTATATATGGTAGCTCTGGAAACGTTCATATCTTTTGCAATACTTCGTATGGATTGACAACTTTCTAGCTTCTCTTTGACAACTTTTCTAAATTTATTGTCAATTTTATGAGGGCGCCCCAAATGTTTACCCGCCTTCTTTGCAGCATCAATTCCCTCACGCTGCCGTGAACGAATCATATTTCGTTCAAATTCGGCAAAAGCGCCCATAATTTGCAAAGTAAGATTAGCCATTGGGTCTTTAGAAGAATTAAATGTAAGATTTTCTTTAATAAATTTAACCGACACCCCTTTATTGATTAAAAAGTTTATTATTTCTTGAAGGTCTAATAAGTTTCTAGCCAACCTATCAATGCTATCAACAACAAGCGTGTCTCCTTCGCGCACATATTCCATACATGCAATAAGATTTTTTCTGTCCATGGTACTTCCTGTTATGGTATCGACAAATTCCTTGTCTAATTTCACATCAACTAATTGACGTGCAATATTTTGACCTGCTGATGAAACTCTAATGTAACCTACAATTTGATGGGTCATAGTAAATGAAGATATTTCATGGCTACGGGCAAGAATATTGAACCAATCATGATGCCAATTATGAAGTTGAGTTTGTGATCCATTTTGTCCATGCGTTTTTCAAAGGCATCAAACTTGTGTTCGTTCAGCCTTAGTTTTACCTCATGTTCTATATAATGTTCTGTTTCTTTTGTAAGCACTGTCATTTTATTCCCCTTGTTAAAGAGAATTATAGCACCTTTTTTTGCAATGTAAAATAAGGTGCCATATATATTTTATTACAGGGTTATTCAGATATGTTTTGATGAATTGTCGTTGAGTGTACCATAAAAACAGGTATACCAGCGTGGTATACCAAGGCATACCAAATTATTCTTCAAGCTCAATTGGGTCTGGAATGCAAAAATGAGTTACTGCATTAAGAGTAATGCAATCAGTGTCTGACACAAAAACTACTTCTTCACCATCTCCGTCTGTAAATTTATCATCATAGCAATAGGTTGCTGTCCAAATATCGCCATTTTGAGTAATTGCAAAAACCTTGGAATTTAAAGCTGGCTTGAATTTTTTAACACTGTACCATTTTATGACATCCACCTCTCACCGCGCATTTCGCGCGAAAACATTAAAATAATAACCCCTTCCGTAATGCAGTGAACCAAGTGCGATACAATGCTAGTTAGGTCTTTGCTGCAAAACGTATCGAAATTAATAATGAGTGCCACCATGACAATCATAAATGAACTTACAATCTTGGCGCGTCTATTCATAGCCACCCTTCATAAGTAGGATTTAGTTTTTGACACCGAGTACAAAAGAACTTGTCCGGCATTCTTTGTTCGTTTGGCGGTTCATACCCGCCAAACTTATGACCCAATAAAAAACACATGAGTCGTTTAATCATCTTTTAACCTCTTTTGTTGGGTTGGTTATTTCAAATTTAGTATTGTTATAAACAAACTCATGGGTTCCACGCAAATACTTTTCAATATCAACATCTGTTCCTGATTTCATTCGTCTTTGATGAGAGCTTACCCAATGAAGTATGGGTCTCTTTCGTCCCGTTTCTGTCATTGGTAAATCTCTGGCATAGAATAAACTTTTAATCTGCTCAGGGTGGACAGCAAAGGTGGCTTTGGCTACGCCTTCTTTGGCGCATACATTCCATAAATACCTTCTATCTTGATAAATTTGTAATGTCGCAGCAGCCCAAATGGTGATGCAATCTTCTGCGTGGTCTGTATCACTTTGTGGAAGGTCTTTGATGTTCATATGTCTGCCAGTAACAGGGTCATGATATTGAACGGGTCGGTATACGCTTCTAACCTGTCCTTTGCTGTTAATGGTTACATAATCGCATACGCCCGTTACTTGCTCATTAAAACTTAATGCTGCTACTCGGTATATTTTACCTGGGTAATCGGATTTGAAAGGTTTTGGTAATTCCCTTATTGCTTCCATATAAAAAGTTTGTAAATAATTCTTTTCCCATAAATTGTCTGCATTATTTGACCATAGGCAAACATTAGGTCTTCCATCGCTAATTGGGTCAATTTCCTGAACTCTTGACGCACGGCCATCATCTGTTTGTGGTGAATAAATAACCCTATCATTAGAAGGAAAGTAGCAACCTATTTGCCTAACCCTTCGTAATAAATCTTCTGATAGCCTGGTTGCTGGTAATGAGCGCTTATTTATTTTTATCTTGGATTCATACATTGCAATTAAACCACGTGCGACTAAATCTTCAAATTCCTCAGTTTCCCAATAGGGTGAATAATTTGATTCATCCTGCATTTACTTCTCCTTGTTAAATAAAATCCGTTTACCATTTGGTTTGCCTCAACAAAATGGTTTAAATAAATTTTCCGTTTGGTTCTAAATTATTTTGAAGGGTCATACATGATTGGCCGAAATTGTGATTGCCGTTGCAAATACTGCATCTTTGATATAATTTTGGCATTATTCCTATGGCTATTTCAGTCTTGCGTTTTTCACCTTCCATAATTTTATATAGTTGACCTGGGTCTAAGTAGCGGGCTGCGTCCATGACATGGGGTGATAACTCGGTAGGTGATTTTTCTGTTGAGTTGTCATGATATTCTTCTGGTTTACAAAAACACGATGGGTTAAAAGGTGCATTCATGCGTCCACACCTGGAACATTCCCAGGCTTCACTCATGACTTGAACTCGTGGGTAATTCAAAGATGTGCCAGACAAGCCCGTTTGGCATGTAAATGGTTTTATAAAAGCGTAGTTTATCCATGTTATCTATTTTGTGACCCGTGCCATAAATCCTAAAGTAACGCTCTTCAAGCTCTGCCCCGTCTTGGAGTGCTACCCAAAAACAAATCTCATCGCCCTGGTTGTTGATGTCGCAAATGTGTGAATTCTTGGGAAGGTTTACGGTGATTAATCCGTCTTGAAGGGGCAAGAAGTACTTGTAAATGACATTCATGGGTGACATCAATATATCCTTATATTAAAGTGTTAAGGTATTTAAAAACTAAGGATAAATCATAGATAAAAATAAAACTACTGGCAGCAATTTTGGCTTTGGGTTCTGGTGCCGCGTATTGCGGTGGCTTGCTATTCGATGTGCAGTCCGAAAACAAGGGATTATCTTTGCCGATTACTCTATGTTTGAATGGTGTTGCTCAAATGTCGTGCCAAAACTATACGGCTACTGGTCTGGATTTATACATTAAGACCCGAACAACGAACACAACCAATTTCCCGAACGCAGGAATAAGGTTAAACACTACAGGTTATAAAATAAGCAACTGCGTGCCTCATAGCAATGGGTATTGCATATTTACGTCAAACAGTTTTAATCCCGTATTTATTGGGTTAAAGTGAAAAAGAAGCCCTCATCTTGAGCATACCTAATAGAGCTGAGCAGCGTTAGTGGTTAAGAGGCTTTGAGGGCTTTAACGTTTACTTGGTTCCCTCATTCGTGAGGGTAGCAGCCGTGTATCGCTCTTTTGCGTCCAACAGCGCTTCAAGATAACCTTTGTTCCATTCTGGGAACTGATATGGCTCTGTATTTTCTAATTGTAGTTCTTTTTGATTCACTATGGCAAATTCTAACCAATCTGCAAAGGGATCGACTTTTTTAGCACAGCCCTTTAGTATATGCCTATCCAGCGTAACTTTCTCTATCTCGTCCTTAGTTATTTCACCGCGATTAAAAAGTCCGTTTACGTACTCTGAGCATTCCTTACAGTCAATCATTTAGTTCGTCCCCTTCTGGTTCGCCACAAAAATATCCTTGCATAACACCCACCAAATGGGTTTCGTTCATTTTCTCCAACTGCTCTTCTTCTCTTTTGGTCATCTTGCGCCCGCACTCATTTTTACATTTTGGTGAGGCGCAAAACGTCTTATCTTCAAATGGTATCATTCTTCAATCCAATCGGTTGCCGTAAACGATTCAAACTCAGGAACGAAGGGGAAGCTGTCCATCATATGCAAAACCAGCTTTCCTGTTGGCTTATCTAAAAAGATAAATGAATCTTTCCAGTCGGCCATGTGCGCTTTTTTGCCGTCATTCAGGAAAGGTATAATTTTGCAAAAAGTATACTCTTGGGTATCACCTTCGATTAACCAACCATCTGAAACCATAATTGATTCATCGTAGGTATAGTCTAAGTATCTAGGCTGATATGACATAACCACGTCGCCCTGCATCATGAAATAAAGGCTTCCTTTCCATACGCTCCTGGTAACTTTCGCACCATTCTTAAGCAAATCCATTGCTTCGCAAAAATTCATTAGTTTGACTCCCTAGATAATTATTGCAGTAATCCCGAAACTTAAAAGCGCACATTCCCACCATGACAGTGGGAAGTGATGTTGAAAAACCATTATAAGTGCGCTTACTCCAAAACCTTTTAAATATCCCATCTAATCCTCACAGAAAGGGCGGAATATCATCATCGGTAAACGGTGGCGGATTGTCACCAGCTGAAGGTGCAGCGCCTTGTTCAGACCGTTTGATGTACTCGCCAATTTTATTTTTGTCTGGGTACTTACTACCAAGCGGTTTACCTTTTAACTTATCTTGGGGTATTTCGCTACCCTCTTCAACAGCTACTTTAACCATGACACGCTTATCAATTGCTACTTGTGAGCATAGCTTGCCCTCTTCGTACTCTTTTAATAAACCTGCTGAGTCACAAAAGTGTATGACCTTCCACATCATTGTTTTGGTAAATACCAAGAAGTCACGGACATCATGTGGCTTGCCGTTCTCGTCATAAACGGTTACGGTCATGTCCATCATGGGATTGCCAGTAGATGACTTGGTGTCTTGTGAAGAGGTAATAACCCCTTCATAGACTCCTTCTTTCATTAACTGGAAACGTTCCGCCATTGCTTCCTGCTCGCTCATTACGTCATATTGAAACATTACTTATTCTCCTTGTATTTTAGACTTCATGAAATCGATACACTTTTGAATCGAATCTTTTTGCATGTCCGACCACGTGTCAGAATTGGCCTTGTCCAGCCATTTTTGCGTAGTCTCTTCGCTTACCTTGAGTAACTCTACAAGTCGCTTAATCTCTTTAATTTGGTCAGGTGTAGCCAGTTCTTGCGCTACTGCTTCACGTTCAATTACCGCACGTCCGTAACGGTCTGCAATCTCTTCATAAGAGAACGGAAAAGTGTCTGTATCTTGGAATGTCTCAAAGCGTGACTTCTTAACTAAGCCCACGCGATGGGTTCCACGCTTTTGAATCTCAAACACTAAATCGAAAAGGTAATCTAATTTCTTGTAACAGTCGAACGTTTGCCCTAAAACTGCCAAATTTTGTCCGTACTCATTCTTGCTATGAGAAGTAATAATAACGTTCATGTCCAATCGGAACAGCAAGTTTAATAGCTGCTTCATGCGCTTGTTAGCCTCACCGTAATGGCGACCAAAATCAGTACCCACTTTGCGCTCTGCCTTTTCGAGCAGGTCATTATACGACAGGGTTAACGAGTCAATAATTAACGTTTTATAGTCATGCTTTGTGGTGAGCAACTCACGAACCTCATTAATCATTTCATCAAAGTCTACGGTCATAAGAACTGCCCCGTCTGACTTCTCAATCAAGCGTACATATTGTGGCTTGTTGGTGGAACCCTCTGTGTCAATGATATAGGGTTTCGGGAACTGAATCGCAGCATACGTTTTGCCGACACCAGCAGAACCATAAAACAATGCTTTCATTCTGCACTCAGACACCAAAGGTTTTTTTGCTTTTAACGCCATTTTTACTTCTCCTAACATAGTTAACATAAAGTGCTCACTTAAGAGCTTAGATAAACCCCCTATGTTCCCGCTGATATCTAATTCGCAATTCGCGAATCGCGAAACAGGAACATAAAGTGTTTATCTACGCTGACCGTTTATACACTCCATGACCATGTAGAAGGCGTCCGGCATTCCCTTGTCTTCACCTCTTTCAAGACCTGTTCGCAATGTTTCACCAATGTCTGTAAACGTCTCGAAGTCATTGGGGTGTTGTTCAACAACATTTTCTCAGTAGTCAATTCGATGTTGCACCCAAACCCTGACCTTCTCCAAAGTAGTTCTTTCCACGTCTTGCCCCTATTAAAATTCAATCGCTCTTTTGCTGTCACATAGTCTTTAATCATTTAACCCTCTCCGCTTTCTAGTAAGTCGATGTGTCCGATTGCTGCAAGGGCTGCTTCCCCTGCGGAATCAAAGTACTCGTCTGCTTCCCTGATTACAGGCGTTCCCATCCAATAATGATGGTCTTCGCCCTTGTCCAAAATCTTGTAGTAGTAATACAAAGTGTCTGGGTAATCGTCATCGGGATAAGCCCAAATCTCATAGTCGTAATGACTGTATCGGTCTTCCCGTACTAACGTCTCCATACGACATCACCATGTTCCATGTCTTGCTCGGCTCGATAACCTGCTTCGCTCATTTCATTACAAAAGTAATCTTGGCAAGCAGTGTCAATCAGGTCTTGTAAGGTTTGGTGGTAGTATTTAAGGACGTTTACAGTCGTAACTTGTGCGAATTTGGCACGTGTTTTAGGGTTGGAATCTTTGAACATGGCAAGCAATGCACAAAGGAAATCGCTGTTTAAAGTCTGGTCTTCGCCATAGCAAGCCCATTCTATTTCACGGTCAATTGACTCAATGTATAGTCTGGCAAGCTCAAGCTGACAGGGAGATGAAAGTTTATTAAGGTCAAGCTCGTAGTTATCTCCTACGTGTTTTCCGTAGCTATAAACTAGCTCTTGAAGGTAATCTCTAAGATTACGTTGGTGGTCTGAAATTTTCGTTACTCCTGTAACAAAACCCTTAATGTCAAACGGGTCATCACTCCATGATTCTTGCTTTTGCGCGTTCGAATACGCTAAACTTAATGCGTTCATATAATTCACCTTTCAAAGTTTTGTTTGAACAACCGAGGTTATAGGTTCCAGCCTATGGCCTCAGACTTACTTTTTTTACTACTATTCTACATCTGCGAAATCACCTAAAATATCCATCTTTTTTGCTAGTTTTACTCTTTGTTTTTCCACTAAATTTGTAACGTACTCACCCATTGTTATTTCTGAAATAATTGCCGCTTTCTTAAGAAGAAGCCATGTATCTCTAGGCATTCTCATGTGAAAGGCTCTGTCATCGTCCTGTTTTTTTCTTTTTGTAGTCATGTTAGCCTCTGTATTAATGTATCTCGATATCATGGGCACAAATGTATCACGAACGACAAACCGATTGCAATAGAAAAACAAAAAATAATATCAGGATATCAGAAAAGACTTTTATGTTTGTGTGATTTAGATTAGGATTGTGCAAATGAAGTTTGAAAGAGGGTTAGCAGCTAGTTACTTCATGTTCCAAGCTGCTGGAACTTTTGAAATCGCGCATGATTGCCGTCCGCCAAGATAGTCAATCGTGCATATATTAAAACCGGACGCCATTGTTTGGCATAAAAACGGCTACGTGCGTCCATACACATGAGGCAATTATAGTCATGAGCCGCTCTAAAGACAACAACTATTCAAGAGAATATGCCCCGTGCTTCATTCTCGAAGACAAATACTTTGAACAACTACGCACTCCTAAGCAAATAGCCTTATACTCATTCTTAGCAAGGACTGCTTACCGAGAAATACCTTTTTCTGAAATTGATTTTGCTGGTTTTTGTAAGCCTATGGGTATTTCGGCTGACGAGGTAAAGGCGACTATGGAATATTTCCATAAGATTGGCTTCTTAACTAAAGGGAATTAGACATGAGCGTACAAAAGTATAGAGTTAGTAAAAACGAAGGTAACTTTACAACGTTCCCGAACAAGGTACTTCAAAATTTACACAACATGGAAGCGCTAGGATTATATTGCTTCCTGCACAGCCTTCCTGGTGGCTGGGAATTCCACAAAAACCATCTACGAAAACATACGAAACTCGGAATAAATAAACTTAATAATCTATTAAAAATCCTAGAAGAATATGCACTAATTAAGATTGTGCAGATAAGGGACTCAAAAGGCAGATTTGCACACTTTGACTTACAGGTAAATGACGGGACGGCCTTTGTTTATAAGGAGTCTACGGAAAATTGTGCACCGTTGAATGAAAACCGTGACACGGAAAACCGTGCTACGGAAAACAGCACCTATAAAAGAAAGAGTGTAGAAAAGAAAGAATCTATAAAAGAAACATCTCTTAATAATAGTGCGACTGACGTCACACGCGAAAGCGAACCATGTGCTTTTAATACTTTTTGGGATATATACCCCGTTAAGAAAAACAAGATACGAGCCAAGAAGATATGGGACAAGAAGAAGCTAAACAAAATAGCCGTCCTTATCTGCAATGACGTAAGCAATCGCCAAGTCAATGACAGCGCTTGGGCTGATGAACAATACATACCCCACCCATCTACTTACCTACAAAACGAACGCTGGAACGACACAGTAACCACTCAACCCAAATACACAAGCAGCAAAAACAAGGGCGGTGATGCGTTATCACGAGTACTAAGCAAGCATTTAAACAAAGGCAATGTATATGACCACAGCACAGGTAACACAATTGACCCATTGCGTGGATGAATCGCTAATAGCGAGATTGTTTGCACGCTTTAGGGGTAGGTACGGTAATTTGTGGACGAGTCGGGCAATCTGTGATGAAGATTGGGAATACATCATGGTTGATTGGCTTGAGCAGTTATCCAAATTCTCCATTGAACAGGTAAGAGCAGCCGTAAACAAAACACTCACAGAGTTTAAAGAGTTCCCGCCAACACTAGGCCAACTCGTAGACCTGTGTATGAAAGAGTCCGGTGTACCAAGCCCGCAAGAAGTCATTCGCCTAATGGTAGCCAGAGACTTTAGCCATCCACTGGTAAAAATGGTGTATGACAAAATAGGTTCGTGGACGCTAACCAACGGCAAAAGTGAAGAGATTGAGCGCAAGGTAAAAGAACATTACAGCGAGGCGCGTTCTAATTTTTATGTCGAACCTGATAAGTCATGGGCGCAATTAGAGTCCTTTAACGCAAAACCAAAATCGTTGCCACCACCGGATAAAATCCCCACCACGTCTGAGTCAAAGTCTTTTAAGGAATGTATGGCTAAGTGCCAGGAAATCTTGAGAGACAAGAAGATTGCAGGTGGCGGACAGACCTATAAACATTTTGACGAGAACAAGATTAAGCAAGGGCATAAGGATTTTGACCAGGCCGTGTTTGATGAGTACAAGGCGTACTTGATAAGCATACCTGAAGCAGAAACAATGATATTACCGCCTGTGTACCTTATGGCACGCAATAAGTTCTTGAATATGAGAGACCAAAAAGCCTGGTTACTTAAAGAGGGTTACGTGCCTGAAAACCAGCGTGAAAAGAAAGAGGAATCGCAAAGGAGTAATGCGGGACGACCTGTAAAAGTATATAAAAATTGGGCGCATGACTGATGAATCGCGGACTATGGATTGCTCGCAAGAATTATTTGTGTGGTCTGATTAAAAAGGTTTCCGATGGACACGGTGGCGATGACATTGAGTTTTTGCGCCTTCATTGCAAGGAAGTGTTAGAAGCCCATCCAGAGGAGAAAATAGAAGAGGCCATCAAGTGTTATGAAGAGATGGTCGAGCAACTTAAATACTATCCAGAGAGGCAAAGGAAATGACCCAGGTATTGAAGGGAACGGAAGCAGAAAAATTTGTGGCATGGCTTACGATGATTAAAGGGTTCTTGCCCAAAAGTATGCCTTTGTCCGAAGCCCAAGAAATCTATATGAGAAGACGAGCCGATGAAAAAAAAGAACAAGCCAAAAACAATTAATCTACGCGACAGACAGGAAGTCATGGCGCTAATGAAGATACTTTACGGTAACGATGAGGTTAAGGATGACCAAGCGTGTATCAATACCAACCGAGAACCAAGAGCAAAGGTGGTTGGTAAAGTGGTTGAGTCTTCATCCACAACTTAAGGATTTCTTTTGTAAGAATAACAATGAGGGGAAACGAACAGAGGCGCAAACGTGGAACTTGAAGCTGCAAGGATTACGCCCAGGGGTGAGTGACTTGTTCATTCCCTACCCTAGCAAAAGCGGTAAATATGCAGGTCTTTGGTTAGAGGTGAAGCGTGCCATGAAATACCCGCCATCAGCACAAAAGGCGGAGTCATGGGCAAACCAAATAATCTGGATTGAGCGGATGAAAACCGTTGGATTTGATGGCCAATTCTGCTATGGTTGGATTGATGGTAAGGAAATCATCGAGCGTTATCTCCTCTCCTGATTTCATTTATTATTAACTTACGTTTATTCATGATTGCTTCCTTGTTGGTGGACTGGCTCGGACATTGCAAAATCTTCGAGCTAGTTTTTAATTCTGTGCTATATTTAGAATAAAAGATTCGTAAAGGATTACGACATGCCAAAATTCAGCACGGCTTCACAAAAAAAACTATTTACCTGTCACCCAGACTTGCAAACTTTGTTTCGTGAGGTCATCAAGTATTTTGATTGCACTGTAATAGAAGGATTTAGAAATGAAGCTGACCAAAACAAAGCGTTTGCTGCTGGCAATTCAAAACTTAAATGGCCTAATGGTAAGCATAACAAAAGCCCTTCAATGGCTGTTGATGTGGCTCCCTATCCTATTGACTGGAATAACACTAAGCGCATGTACTGGCTTGGTGGATATGTGCTAGGTGTGGCTCAAATGCTAAAGAATGAGGGTAAAATGACTCATGATGTGCGCTATGGTGGAGATTGGGACGGTGACAAAGACATTAACGACCAGATGTTTAATGACACGGTACATTTTGAATTAGTGCCTTAGTTCGGGGTGTTTATGCGCAAGGTGAAGAGTTATTTTAAAAGAAAACCTCATATGGCACTTTCCGTGCCAACTGTTTTGTGTTTTATTACGTTCATAACAAACCTTGTTAAAGCTTTAGGCGATGGTGTCATTGACAGTGTTGAGCTTCATACATTGTTAGCAAGCGCTGATGGCTTTGAAACCGTAGTATTGTTTATTGTCATGCTCGTATTGAAGGATAAAAAGAAGTAAGATATTTTGGTATCTACACCAAACACACTAAAGGATTAGTGACTATGGGAAAAAATTCCATTAAGCCAGAACCAGAGACAATTGGACGTCCTAGCAAATTCACACCTGAACGGTGTGCAGACATTATCGCAGCCATATCTAGGCGTGCACCCTATCAATTAGCAGCCGAAGCTAACGGCATATCAGAGCGTACTTTGTTCTATTGGTTAGAGGAAGGAATACGCGACTTAGACAACAATATTGACTCCGAACACGCTACCTTTTTGCAGTCTATAAAGAGGGCAGAAATGCAAAAGGTCATGGAACACACCGATATGATTGCTGCTAAACCTGAGCGTTGGCAAGCTGATGCGTGGCTATTAGAACGCAGATGGCCTAAGCACTTCGGAGCTAATGCCCAAGTAAACGAGCTTAACGAGCGCCTAGCTAGGCTTGAGGTTGGAGAAGGTAAGAATGACTAAGAAGCCAAGCAAGACGCCTGAAAGAGACATCTACGGCAAGCATGAGAAGCATTTGCACGAGCCAGTCAAAAAGAAATTGAACGTTCCAAAACCTAAAGGGGAAAAATAATGGGTGCTAAATACGTATCTGACAAGCCAGATGGTTACCTATCTACTCGCAACAACGTGTACCTTGACCGTGAACAAAAGCAAGAGGTTCGCACATTCAAAGAGGCCGGAGCGTCTCGCAATCTATCACCTCAAAGCAAAGCTAACTACGGTAAGAAGAAAGGTATTGCATATTAAGATATTAATGTTAACAAATATCTAAGTATCTGACATAATGCCCTCATGTTGTTAAATGTGTAGATGTGAGGTGTTAAATGTACTACCCGAAGATTAAGAGCTGCACGGTAACTGAGCTTGGGCTAATAGACTGGGAAACTGGCTATGATGTGTGGAATGGCGCAGGGTTTGAGACTCAGCATGAAGCACTAGACTTTGGTGTCAAGGTTAAAGGGATAGTCCCTCACGCTGTTGTGAGGCATGAAGTATGACCACTATATTGGACAAAGACATTGACCTTTGGGCTGCGTTTGTTGAGGACGCAGAGTCCAGAGTACGAAATGCGCCTGTTGATTACGAAGCAAAGCTAATACAAGAGCTGCATTTGATACGCAAGGTTAGAGATTTAATGGCTGAGCTGTTGGACTTCAAACAATTAAAACAGTGGCCATGATGGCCATTTAATCACAAGGAATGTTACATGATTACATTGGAAGTATTGCAAAGTAGAAGGGATTCTTTAACCGAGACGCAAATTAAAAGCATGTCTGAGCTTGAATTGCTTCAAGAGCGGGTAAAGGTCATCAAAAAGGAAATTGCGAACATGAAGGGCGCAATTATTGAAATCGACCACATGATTGAATCGTTATAAGGATATAACCATGAGCCTATTTTCATCTATGTTACAGCCAGTACTTGAACGTGAGCTTAAATCCCTTGAGCCTGAAATCGCATCATTTCTATTAAACTTGTTGAAGAAGCTATCCAATGAAGCCTTAGAGTGGGCAGAGGAAAAGCTACGTGTTGATTTAAATAACGATGGTGTAATTGGAGAGTCTAAAGATGAAGCTTGAGAAAGGAAAGAAAGCAGCTACCAAAGCGGGCATGAAACATAATGTCAAGACAATGGAGAAAGCAGATTACGGCAAAAAGCGTGCCGAAGGTGCAGCTTATGGCGAGGTAGGCATGGAGAAGAAAGCCCGCAAGGATGAGTCCAAAGCCATGAAAAAACATATGGACGAGAAGCAAGATAAGGCGCTCATTAAAAAAACAGTTAAGAAAGGTTGCGTGAAATAATGAAAACTCCAGCATGGCAGCGTAAAGAGGGAAAAAATCCTGAAGGCGGTTTAAATGCAAAAGGTAGGGCTTCAGCAAAGGCTCAGGGCATGAATTTAAAGCCCCCAGTTAGTGCGGCTGAATCCAAAAAGTCGCCGAAGGCTGCTGCGCGCAGAAAAAGTTTTTGCGCAAGAATGTCTGGAAATACAGGAGCCATGAAGGATGAGAATGGAAAGCCTACTCGTAAGGCTCTTGCTCTTAAGAAATGGGATTGCAATAAATAAAAAGGATTAATCATGGCTGACAAGAAATGGATTGCCAAGGCTATCAAGAAGCCTGGTGCACTGCATAAAGAGTTAGGCGTACCCAAAGGCAAGAAGATACCCAAGAAGACTTTAGATAAAGCAGCTAAAGCACCAGGCAAGCTAGGACAGCGAGCAAGGTTAGCCGAAACATTGGGTAAAATGAAGAAATGAATAAGGACATAGGAAATGGCCGTAATCAGAAACAGTTGGGTAGAGAAGGTCAAAAAGAAGAAGGCAGCAGAAACGGCTCCGGCTTATGAGTCCTATGTACAAAAGAATGACTTTGAACATCAAACACGCAAACCAAAGGAACGTCATACTCCATCACTAAAGGCTACGATGAGTAGGACTTTACGAGGGGTAAGAAAATAGTGCAATGTCGAAATTGTAACTATCCTGAATCGCGCGTTGTTGAGACGACAAAGGACGATAGAACAAACCAAGTATTTCGTAGACGAGAGTGCGTTAAGTGCGGTTCTCGTTTCACGACTCAAGAGCATTTGCGCGAAACATACACCCGCTCACCATACAAAACCATTCCGCCTAAAAGGATTTTAGAAAAATGACATTGAGCGCATCAGGCATAGCCAAACGGATTGCAGCAATCGAAGAATCTCGCAGAAAGGGCATAGAGAAGCAGATTACTATTAACAATACAAGGATGACGATACATGCTAAAGACCAGGATAAAATCTATGTTCCAACTGCAACTGGTGATATTGCTCATCTCGATGATAGCTTTGTGCGTGTCATTATGGGGCCTTATGGTAGCGGAAAGAGTACATGGGCAGCAGCAGAAATTGTTAGACGAGCTTGCGCAGTTCCACGTTGGCATAACGGTCGAAGACGAAGCAGGTGGGGAATTGTGCGAAATACTTCTGGCGAGCTTGCAACTACAACCCTAGCGACATGGCTTAGTTGGTTCGAAGATTTGGGCGATGTACGAAAGCGTCAAAAGCCTATAATGACCTACGAACACAGCTTTAATGATGGGTTTGGCATAGTAGAGCTTGAGCTATTATTCATTGCTTTGGATAGACCCGAAGATGTGCGCAAGATTAAATCGCTTGAGTTAACAGGTTGCTACATTAACGAGTTATCCGAAGTCCCAAAGGCAGCGCTTGCCCACATGAAAGGACGGGTTAACCGTTACCCATCAAAGGCGTTTTGTCATGAGCCGTATTGGTCTGGCATTATTGCAGACACCAACCCGCCCGAAGATGACCATTGGATATTTAAAGACTTTGAAGAAAATACTTACGAAGGCCATCGGTTATTTAAACAACCACCTGGTTTAATTAAGGATGAAGATGACAAGTGGGTACGAAATCCAGCGTGTGATAACTTTGACCATTTGCCTTATGATTACTATGAGAAACTCGCCCAAGGACAGTCTCAAGAGTTTATTAAGGTGTTTTGTCTTGGTGAGTACGGTGCTGTTGGTTTTGGTAAGCGAGTTTATCCAGAATTTAATCCCGATTTTCATGCTGTTGATTCTCTTGCAGCTATTCAAGGAGAGCAGCTTATTCTAGGCTGGGACTTTGGATTGACTCCTGCTTGCGTGGTCATGCAGTTATCAGCAAGAGGTCAATTGCTTGTGCTTAAAGAATACATAGCTGATGGTATGGGCATCAGAAGTTTTGCCGAAGCCATTGTTATTCCTCAAATAGCAAAAGACTTTCCATACTGTAAAATAGGCATGTCTATCGCAGACCCAGCGGGTAATGCAAGAAATGAAATAGTTGAGGAAATGTCCTGTATCGGTGAACTAAACGCCCTGGGCATTCCCACGCACTCAGCAAGAACGAATGATATTGACCCACGATTGGGTTCCGTCCGTTACTTCTTAAACAGAATGGTAGATGGTAAGCCAGGTTTTGTACTCGATAAGAAACAATGCCCTACTTTGTTCAAGGGATTTGTTAAAGGCTATGTATATGCTCGCGTTGCCGTAGGCGGTGAAGAGCGTTACAAAGACAAGCCCAATAAAAATGTGTACTCACATGCTATGGACGGCTTGGGTTATGGTTGTTTGGAATTAGCAAGTGATAGAATCACGAATGACAAGGTAGAAAGCAACAAGTACGAGAACATGTATAACCCTGTCATGAGGATTTTTTAATGACAACAAGATGTATGTATTGCGGTAAATATACAAACAAAGACCACGTTCAAAGCAAGTGCAAAGAGTGTGAGAAAGAGTATAGAATAATTTTGGACAAACTTACTAAGCAAAGGAGCGCAACATGTCAGCACAATCACAAATAACCCTAATATGCAGTTTTGCAGGGGAAAATAACGATGTAACACCTAGATTATGTCGCCTGTATTGCCCAAATAACACGCTTGCCGAAGTAAGTGCAGCAGGTTACTTGGACAACTACTTGAAGACCCAAAATATTGCTTTATTAGCAACAGACTTTGTATTTACCGTGGCATCAGATGGCCATCAGATTTACAAGCCCGTATTTGCAAACAGCGTTTGCACTTTAACCGTTTTACCATAACAACAAAAAGGAGATTTACAGATGTTATTGAATAACGCTTTAGCAGGATTACAAGCAGGTAAACAATGGCACCGTGCAGCTTGGACAATTGAAGATGGTTACCTTTCTTTAATGCCTGGCATGACTCACGTTTGGAAAGTGGTTATTAGACCATCAACTAATGCTGGAAATTACATATTTTCGCTTGAAGACTTGTTGGCTGATGACTGGCAAGAGTTTGAGATGCCAAAAGAAGTAGTTGAAGCCGAATGTGCAGAAGCTGCTTAAAACACCCTTAGTTTAGGGCGTTAAAAGGCGACTTTGACATGGAATTGTTAAAGTCGCTTCTTATGGACAAGGTATTTAACCCAACGGACGGGGAATTGGCATGGAAATTATTGCTGAACAAATGCCCATTGAAGATGTTGAGGAAATCAACGAGCGCTTACAGTCACGACTAGAAGACGCTGGAATCGATGAGGCAGAAGTATTAAAAAGAGCACGCGAAGACCTGGTTCTTTGGGATGGGTACTTTGACGAAAACGTAGTGCGTGGACGTGATGACATGAACTTCTTATTGCGTGACCAATGGTCAGCAGTAGAAAGGTCTGAGTTCTCACGCCTATTTAAACCTGCGATGACATTCAACAAACTTTATGATGTCACTAAGAAAATTACAGGGGAACAACGCAAGAACAAGCCCGACTTGATGGTGCGTTCACTCAATGGGAAAGCAAACCAGAAGCAAATCGACTTACGTGCTGACTTAGTTAGAACCATATCGTACAAAAGTCAGAATGATTTGGTCTATCAGACAGCGTTTAAGTCTGCGTTGATGATGGGCTATGGGGCGTTTGAAATATGTTTAGACTACGAAAACCCACTGTCATTTAACCAAACCATACGCTATGAATTAATTCCTGATGCCAGCAGAACATCTTTTGACCCCACGGCTATGATGCCACATAAAGGGGACGGTAACTTTTGTTCGCGCCAATTCCTGTACACCAAAGAAGAATTTTATGCTACCTTCCCGCATGTAATGAACCCTGTTAGCTACTCAGACCCAAGGTCATTGCTAGATTTCCAATGGGAAACCCGCGATACAATAGTGGTTTGTAAGTACACGCGTAAAGAATGGTTCCCTATTAAGCTACTGCTTTTGTCCAATGGTGAGTCAATCACTCAAGATGAATGGGACGAAAGACAGAAAGAATACAAAATGAAAGAGGAAATAGCCAAGTCCTCACAGGTTGTTGGCGACATTATATTGCGTGAAATCCCAACCATTGTTGGTGAGAGAAATTCAAAAGACTATGTGATTCGTCAGTACGTATTAACCCAAAATCAAATTATCGACTTCACCGATTGGCCATCAAAGTACTTGCCTATTGTGTTTGTTGACGGTGACTCGAATTACATTAATGGTAAACAATACACCCGTTCGTTCATCCATGAAGCAAAGGACGCGCAGAAATTCATAAACTATGTGGGTTCAGAGATTGCAGCGGAGATTAAAA